TCAGCCGGGCGTCTTCCGGCATCTCGATGGTGTAGGTGAGCGGTTGCCCACCCACGCCCGTCAGCGACCACCCGACTAGGTATTCAAGCACCTTCGTTTTGCCGACGTTCTCCGGGTTGAGTTCCGCTCGCTCGCCGGCCATCATCGTCTTCACGAGACGGGTAAACGTCCGGCGTGTTTCTCCCGCGTTCAACTGCCGCTTGACGTCAATCCAATCGGCATCGTCGGCTGCGTCGGACACGCGATCTTCTGAGGCGGAGAGTTCGTCCGGCGTGGCCTTACCGGAGGCGAGCAGCGCCGCGTGGGCACGCTTGTGGACATCGACCAGATACAAACGGGCGACTTCGGGAGGGACTTCGCGACAACGCGCCATGAGGTTCCATCACTTTCATGCCGGGCGAATCGACGCGCTGAGCGTCTCGCCCGCAATCTGCAACGACTCCAACGGCCAACGCCACGCCCCATGCTGGTGTTGCACCACGAACACGATCGGCCGTTGCGATACCGTCGTGTCGAATTGGTTCAGGGTCGCCGTCAGCGCCAACACGCCAGACGCCGAACGCGTGGCGGTCCACGACCGAACAGTGCCGACCAGGTGATAGCCCCAGTACAGCTTCCCGTCCACGCCTTGAACCGTCACGCTGCCGAGTTCACTCATACAGACTCACTACGGCTTGTGGCCCCAGCTCCCTCGGGCCATGAAGGAGCCCGAGATGGTCACCGCGCCACTGATCGACACCGAGATCGACGTGTTCAGCCACGCGGGGCCGTAGTCGTAGACCGTCGGTGTGTTGATGAAATCCGGGTACGTGTACATGTTGCAGCCGTCGGTCGAGATGCCGGCCACGTAGAGCGGGTCCGACGCGGAATCCCAGAAGCCCGACAGCGCCCCCTTCAGATCCGCCAATCCCTGCACGTACACCTTGTTCGCATCGCCGAATGAGGTCACCTCGACGGCGTCCGTCGCGCGATCCAGGGACCACTGCGACAGGTTGCTGATCACCACGGCCACGCCCGTGCCGTTCGGCGAGACAAACACCCGCGAATTCTTCCCATGTGCTCGAGCCATCGTCGTCCCCTTGCTGCTACGCCACCCGCCCGCACGCTGTGCAGGCGTGACTGGTGTCCTGTAGCAGTCTTTGCAGATCCCCGATCACCCGAGCGGCCCGATCCACCCAGGACATCTCGGCCACGCAGGCCGGCAATTCCGCCGAAACTCGCGCCCGTCCTTCGGGGTCCACGAGCCACGACCGAATCAACGCCGAGGCTTCCGTTGGATGACGGAATGTCGGCACTAAGCCCCGAAACACTTCCCCGACTTCATGGCGATACGAACTCAGATGGAATGCTCCGCACGCCGCGAGCTCATACCCGCGTGGGTTCAGGCTCTCCGCGTGACTGATCTGCAGCGCGTGCTTGCCCCACCCGCGCGAGGTGCGATACAAATTCAACCCAACCTTCGCCCTCCGATAGAGCGCGGAGGTCAACTCATTCGGGATCGGGGCCTCATGGCGGACGTGTTGCCGCAACCGATGGCGCTTCAGCGGCTTCCAGTTGCCATAGAGGCCGAAGTCGATCCCAGTCCAGTCGATCGCCGACAGCCAGTCGATCCGCTCCTGAAACGCCGACCCGACGAACACCACGTCATGCGCGGGTACGGCCTCATCGCCGGGCTGTGGCCCGACCTTGTGCCGCTCCGGATGCCAGCCGTGCGGCAGATACCCGCTATTCGGATTGACCACCTGGAAGGCTTGGACCGCCGACCGCTCATTCGTCCAGCAGCCGTCGATGTACTTCGCCATCTCCAGCTCTTGCGGGTCGTACGGCGATTCAGTGAACAGCACCGTGACCTTCAGGCCCGCGCGCTTCATCATGATCAGGACGTCCGGATACATGAACATCCCGCTGACCACGAGCACAACATCGACCTGATGGCGCAGCGCCATCTCCAACGCCCCGAGCCCAGCCTGATAGAACACGTCCGCGATGGTTGGCTTCTCAATCGTGGGGTCGGCTTTCCGGGCCGCCTTCCACGCCGCGCCCAGCCACTTGTCAGCCCGCGCGATCCGGCCATCGAGGCGGTAGTCCACGATGTCGACGCCGTGGTGTTTCAAGCCGTAGCGCAGCCCAGCAGCGACATCCGCCGTGCTATGAGACGCCCCCGGATGAACGAGGAGCACCTTCATCGCGCGCCAACCATCGCGACTTCTCGCCCCGGAAAGTCGGCCACCGCATGACACTCCGGGCAGTACGGCTGCAGGATGTCGATGTCCTCGTAATACCGCACCGTGCGACAGTGCCAGCACTGCATGACACCGCGATGGGCCACGTCATCGCCACGCTGATCCGGCCGGGCAATGACGAGGATCTTGTCCAGCCACAACGGCGACGTCGGAGCCTTCGCTAAGATGTCCTGCATCCAGAAGTAGTCATGCTCCACGAACGGCCGGTCAGAATCAGGCCACGTCGTGCGCGTGTCCATCGGCCCGACGAACTGACGCGGGGCCGCGATACAACAGCCCGAGATCCGGCTGATCTGCATCCGAGGCACATCCCAGAGCACTTCTTTCCACGGAGCCAGGAACCGGTAGAGAATCGGCTGTTCGGGATTCGCGGCACACAAGGGCCGCAGCTTGGCGTACGCCACATCCACGAAGACATCGTCATCGCCCATTGTGATGATGTGGGAGCCCATGATCGGCATGACACGCAGCGCCGCGTTGATCTGCTCCACGCCGAAGAAGTGGTAGCCGCTGTCGTAGCTGCACGCCCAGAACTCAGCGCCGTAGCTCTCGACCAGCAACATCCGCTCAAGCACCAGTGCCGGATCCTGCCCGAATGAATCCACAGCCACGACTACCTGATCGCCGGGCACCCGCTGCTGCCGCGCGATGGAATCCAGCGTGTGCTTCAGCGTGGCGTACCGATCCGGTCGGTCATACGCACACGCGCCGATCAGGACGGTGAAGGTTGGCGTCATGGACTCACCGTCACATCGAAGTTCCAGCCGCGATGCTGCCAGCGGGCGTCCAGATTCGCTTCGTCGGGCTCCGTGTATTCCACGACGCCGCCGTCTTCCGACAGTTGCATCACCATCAAGGTGTAGCCGGTGATCGTCAGGGTGCCGTCCTGCAACAGCGTCAAGATGCGCGCCGCCGCATTCGCCGCATTCGTGCCGGCCGTCCCGAACTCCACCGCCTTCACCAGATACGTCACCTCTTCGTACGCCGTCCCCTGAAACATGTACTGCCGGAAGTCCGACGCTTTCGACAGGATGATGAATTTCGTCTTCCCGGCTGCGGCGATGTCCCGGTAGATCCCATCCGGCATCAACGCCATCAGCGGTGCATCAGCCAACAGTTTTGCGGTCAGCGCCGAGTAGATCGCCGCGGGGTTAGACATCGCCGGTCACCGTCAGCCCGTGCCGGATCAGCATCTCTCTCAGCTCCGCCAGCCCCTTGCGCCGTGCCCGTCGAATCGGTGGATAGAACACATGGCCCGGCCGCTGCGCGCCGCGATTGGCCCCGAACGATGTATGCCGAACCTGCGTCCCGACTTCGTACCAGAGCGCCCGCGGGGATGTGTTGCGGATGATGCTCACCGCGCCAAACCGGCTGCGTCGATGCTCCACCGTCACCGTCCGACCGAGGCCCGTCCGCGACGGGTAGCCGCTCTTGACGTCCAATGCGGCGCCGTTCCACGTCCCCTCGATGATGTTGGCGGCTTCGCCTGTGAGTTCTTCTGGCAACTGACGCAGCGCCGCCTTGAGTTCTTCAAGGCCCGACCACGTCAGCTTGACGCTGCTCATCGTGTTATCCTTGCGTTGCTCTCTGCGGCGTGGAAGGACACGCTCTGGAAATCCAACGTGGTGCTTCGGCACACCAGAGTCGAGACTGGGCCAGCGTTGGCGGCTACAACCGCCGGTTGCCGTTCTTGTAGGAACGCGAGCAACCTATGTCCGAGGTCAGACCAGCCGGTATCAAGCCCGGCCAGAGAGCACTTCATTGCACGACCTCCACCGCCACCAGAATCAGTTCGACGCAGCGCATCTCGGTGTTATGCACCCCTGTCACCGCAGCCGAGTGCGCGATCCCCGCCTGGTCCGTCCACGCCAGCATCGTCTTGGTATTGACGGACGGGTGAAAGTCCATCGACACCAGCACGGTGTTCGTAGACATCACCGTTCCGGCCGCCACCCGCTCGAGATCGCGCGCCGTCGCTGGTTTGATCTCGGCAAAGCGCGTCGCCGGACTCAACGACACCGGAGGTTCCGTATAGCCCCCATCGCCATCAAATACCTTTGGGCCAGGCCCCGAGAGCGACACGAGATGCCGCCGCGCGCCACGGCTCACCATCACGCCAACGCCGGATCCCGGAGGCCCACCAGCAGACCACCCACGAGATCCCACTGAATCGGCCGCCGTTCATACAGGTCTTCCAGCACGCACAGAATCGCCGCGCTCACGTTCCCGGGGGCCGTCGCATCCGTCCAGCCCGGCGTCCCCACCGTCCCCGCCGCAGCCGTTTGGCCGACGGTGACGTTCACCGGCACCGTGAAGGTGTACGTACCGGTCACCGTGATCACCTGTTCCCCGTTCACGGTGGGCGTGGTCGTGGTCCCGGCAATCGTCGCCGGTACGCCATCTTCCAGGCTATGCGGCACGCTGGTGGTGATCACTGTGGGGTTCGCCACGGACACCGACGCAATCGCGGTCACTCGATCCATCTTCAAGTAGGTCAGGATGATGGCGCTCGCCTGCTCCAGCTTCAGCACGATGTCCGCGTCTTCCTCATCTGAGGTCTTCCGCAGATGGTGCTTGGCGTCTTCGACGGACACGAGCGGCGCCATTTACCGCGTCCTCACTACGGGCAGGGCGCCCGACGCATCCAGGCCGTCCTTGCCATCGCGACCCCTCTTGACCATCAGCGTCCACGCCTTGCTACCGTCCCCGGGCTTCGTCGTGGTCGGTTCGTTGCAATGCCAACTGGAGCCCGCCCACGTCACGAGATGCCCGAGCTCGTAGCTCTTGCCGTCCTGATACACGCCTTCGAACGACAGCCCTGGAGCCCCATCCTTGCCGTCCACGCCGTCTTTCCCTGACGGGCCGGGTTCGCCGTTCTGACCGTCGGCGCCGTCCTTCCCTGCTGGTCCTGGGACCAGCGGGCGTGTCTCCACGGCCACGATCCGTTCACTCAGCGCCGCGAGCTGCTTCGTCAGCGGCTCCACGCGGTTCACGATGGCCAGTTCCTGATCCGCTGGACTCGGCCCCACGACCACAGGCTGCGCCGCTTTCGTCTCCACGGCCACCAGCCGATCACGCACATCCCCCACGACCGCCAGCCGTGCTTCAGCCGCCGCCAACCGCTCCAGCACCGGCCCCAGCGCCGTCTTCACCAGCAGCACGACTTCCGCCGCCATCGCGTCCACGTCAAGCGGCAAGCTGGGCCTCAATGGCTTTCTTTCGCAGAGCGGCGCCAAAGCTGGCGGCCATATCCATGGGTTCGTCGTCGGCTCCGTCATCGGCAGCCGGCAACTGAGGTCGGGCCGGTTCAGGCTTCGCAAACGGATCGTTCGCATCCCGCTTGGCGAGCGCCGCCAGCGAGTAGTTTTGCTGTTGCGCCAAGACCGATGCGCCGCCTGGCGTTGGCCCGAGGCCGTGGTACTTCCAGCGCGCCTCATCGGGCGACATGCCGCCGCCTTCTATGGCAGTCTTCGCCGAACTCACGCGCGAGACACCGTCCATCCAAATCAAGTCGTCAATGTCGAATTCTGTGCCGAGCTGCCGACCATCGATCTTTTCCAACAGCCCGAGTCCTTCGTCGTGGCACTTTTCGCAGTTCGTCGTCAGCGATTGAATGCACTGGCTGTGATACTTCAAGAGCAATGGCTCGAAGTTCGCGTACGGAGGTGGCGGGCCGATGTCCACAAGATATGGAGGCACCCCGTACGTGCTGCACACCTGCTCAGCCGTCATGCGCAGTTGTTCGATCAACTGAGCATCGACCGCCGTCATGGTGAACTGCTCATACTTCAAGCCGTCTCCCGCGACAATGACCTTGCCCGCGTTGTTCCCGCTATACGCACCAGACTCGAAATGCGCTCTCAGCCGGAGTGCCGTTGGGTCACTAATCGCGCCGGGCGCCGTCAGCATCCCACTCGGGTTCGCTCCATTGGCGAAAAACTTCGTGGAGTTGTTCTGAATACTCAGGCCCTGTGTCGCCGCCAGCCCACACGCATAGATCGGCGAGACGCCAATCAACGGATGAAACGGCGTAATCATCGTGTCGTGAATGATGTCGCGCGCTGGGACCACCCGTTGTTCTAACGGGAGATTTGACAGATCATCGCGTTTCAACTCGTAGTAAACAGCCCCGTCCTGCGTCTGCAATGGGGTCACACGGGACGGATCGAGCACATACAGCCCGGTCACAACACCACGATTGTCCCGCTGCTTGAAGACATAGGTGTTGCCGTGGATCAACTTGGACAACATGTACGACTCGATGTACTTGTTGATCGTCTGATAGCGATTAGGCTTACGAAGAACTGGGCTGAAGGCCGGCGACTCCGTCTCTGTCCAGACCCCGTGGCGATCCTGTTCCACTAACCGGAAACAGAGCTTGCCGATGTCCGTCGAGATGAGGCGCAAGCAGGAATACACGGCGTAGTAGGTCAGCACCGTATCTGCCCGCACCTCAACGTTCTGCTGCCACGCGCCCGTAAAGCTTTCGCGGATCACACCCCACGCCGGCCACCACCCGCCCCCGCTGCTCGCCAGCGGGGCCAGTTGCAGCCCCTTCGTGCGCCCGATGGTGAACGGCCCGATTTGCATCCGCTTACTTCTTCGCCGCCTTCGGCTTCACGCCGAGATCCGCCGTGGTCATCGGCTCCACCGGCTTCGACGGCTTGGGCGGTGGCGGGGGCGCGTCCTGCGTCAGTTTCGCCATGCCCTGCGCCTGCAGGTTTGCTACCTGATCGGCCGCCACCTCGTAGGTGTCGCCCTCGTGGTGCTCCTGCCCGTCGTGCGTGT